CTACATAGTAAAAGAGAACATCACCTGCTTCAAGTGTGACACCCTCTTTGTCCAGTGGTGTCTTGTCTCTTACGTGTTTCTTTATCTTCTCAAAGAACTCACCAGTCTCTCCAATAAAACCCATAGTGTTTTCTAATATTCTTTTATCACCTGTGGTTACGATCTTATTCTCAACCCACTCTGCATAATCAGATAGGTTAACTTCTTTTACATCATCAAAAGCCTCAAAGTATCCCATGTCTTCTAAGTCTTGTCGTGTCAGCATCATTTTTCCTTTACATCTATTTCTACTATTTCAACATCATCAATATCATACACTGCATCCGACACGACTTGTTCAAGTCCTATCTTTGCACCGTCTTTATCCGAAGCTATAAAGTTAGCATCAGGATCTAAATTAACTAGCATTGTTATTTCAAACAACACAGGAATCTCCAAGTTATAATAATTAAATTAAACACGTCAAGATTATTCTTCTAGCCATTCATCAGGAATTATTTTATCTGCGTATTTAAAACCATGACGTTTACACCAGTCACCGTAGCAAGACTTAGCTCCTTTGTATAACTTGGTTTTGCTATTCTGAAATACAAAACGTAAGTCTAAGTCTGGGTATTGTTTCTTTATCTCGACATGTTTGCGTCTGTCGTTAGATACAAAACGTCCTTTGGTTTCTATGACAATACCATTCTCTAAAATAAAATCAGGTGTGTAGTGACGAGTCCTAATATCTAGCCACTCTATACGCTCTTTCTCGTAGGTAAACTTTACACCTTTTTCTTTTAGATACTTGGCTGTCTCATCCTCAAAGCCAGAACGATACCCTGCCCTGAGTGCTGCTGCATTAAACTTCTTTTTGCTCATTGTAGGTAAGATCCTCTGGCACGTTTGGTTTCTTAACCACATCTATTAAGTAAGAATCATAATTACTGTAGACAAACTTCCTGGCTTCAGGCCAACACTTCTTTTTAAAATCACAGAAGGTACAAGTCTTTGGTAGTCTTGTATTAGGACTTGATTCAGAAACAGGAACAGGTTTGAAAGGACGGTCAGGTATTTTACCCTTAACCATTTTCTTTGCAGTTTTTATTTCTTTTTCTTTTTGTTCTAACTCTTTCGAGAAATCATAGACATCTAGGCATATTGTTCCGTTAACTTTATCTACAACAAGGAAAGCCCCATGTGTTTTGTTTGTTACAAGAGGATCATCCTTTGCAGCGTAAACATAAGAACTAAGTTGACTGATGTATCCGAAGGGATCATCTTCACGTAAGTTACCCTCTGCAAACTTCTTGAACGAATAGGGAGAGGCAGACTTAACATCGACTGTCATACCGTCAATCACTGCATCTCTGTGACCTGCCATACTTCCAATGTACATGCGGTCTTGTTCACCTGTCACCTCATGACCAGAGACTTTGACGATAGACAGAACTAATTCCTCTATCATGTCTCCGTAGAAAAACTTCAGTAAGTCTGCTGCAGACAAAGGCTTTGCAGCCTCAGTATCATTTATCTTGTACCAAAGTTTTCTTTGACAAGGACTTCCTATACTAGAGAAGGATAAATACTTACGAGGTTTCTGTGGTTCACTGAATCTTTGGAATGCTGTCTTAGCAATAGAGTCACCCATCTTTAAACCAACAATGTGATCCCACCCTTTTAATCCAAGGATGGTGTCTTCCATATCTTTAACGAGAGTGTCTATTGTGGGCATTGTATATCCTTTTTTTGTAATAGCCCCCACCTAAAAATGAACGAAAAAGATGGGGGCTTAATCTTCTAGGGTAAAAAGGAACTAAAACCTAGAAGGGTACTGAGTCCTGTGGTTCTTTTTGGGAGGAAGACTTACCACCAGAACTCTTACTGTGATCTGCAAACATTTCAGAGGGTGATTCCTCTGGATTGTAGGTCACATGATCGAGAACTTGAAGACCCATAAGGCGTGTGCCTACAAGACCTTTCTTTGTACGATACACTTCAACTTTGACAATACCTTTGCTTCCGTTACCGATAAGACCTTTATCATCTAGATTCCAAGCCTTACCTGAAATATCAGCAACGACAGGCTCACCACCCATCCAGTCTTCAGCGCCAGTGTGAGGACGTGACACAGTGAGTCGAACCCCACCATCTACTTCCTCCATCTTTTTTTGACATCCTGCTTTCTTCAAAGCATCTGCTGTCTTCTTATCAGTGGTTACAGTAACTTTGTACTCACCGTTAGTATCGGTATTCCACTCTGCTTGATCTCTGTTGGACTCAAATACTTTTGCCCATTCGAGTGTACCTTTAATATCAATTTGTGTTGATGGCATATTGCCCTCCTTTTCTTTTACTGTTGTTGTATCTAATTGTTTTTACTGTAGTTGTCAATGGGTTTCAGCCCAGTTTTTTCCTATGTCATATGATCCTGGAGTAGGTATTTTAAATCCTAATTCCTGACCAGTTTCTAACATGCAATCTGCTTGTATCTGTCCTAACCTTTTGGCTTCCTCCTCTGTTCCTATTACTTCTACTTGGTATTCATCGTGGATGAAACCAACCATCTTAAAATTTATCCCTTCCTGTCTAGCTTTGTCGTGCCACTTGAGTAGGCTGTGCTTCATCAAGCAAGCCTCACCGTTCTGCAATATCCCTGCCAGTGTTTTGTGTGCGTTGGGTACTGGAACTTTACGCCCATCGTACCCAGTGAAGTATCCCTGTTCTGCAATGTAAGGCACGAGTTGATTCTTTAGGTTATATAAACCATCAATGCTCATCTCGAAACGAGTACGTGCCTCCTGTGCTTCCTTCATGTTGACCTTAAGTATCTGACCAGTCTTTGCTACACCTGCACCCAATAACCAAGCGTAGATAAAAGTCTTTGCCATATCCCTTGTTCCATTTGGAACTGCCAAGGCTTTCTTGTTGACGTTGTGTATGTCTGTCTCGTCTTCTTTCTTTCCCTTCATGATAGCTTGTGCATATTGATCTGCTTGAAAGTGTCTCCAGAGATAGTCAGCTAACACACGTAACTGAATACCGTCAGCATCTGTACCGACTAGCCAAGAGCCAGAAGGAACTGTCCAACAGGCACGTAAATGCACATCAAATTGTTTCTTGACTTCATCCACTGCTGACTTAGGTTCACCATGAAACGGAGAAGATATGTTAGCAGTGTTAGGATCTTTGTGAGCACAGCGTCCAGTCCATGCTCCAATGTTGTTTATCCTACCATGAATACGTAAATCGTCACCACACTGCCCTAGCCACTCAACCAGTGAGCTTCTGCGTCCTTCAAGTGTCAACCACTGGGCTAGAGCTTTCGCTCCTGTAGGTGCTGTCTCAGGCAGTGTACTAAGGTTTGCCTCTGATACAGTAAATCCGTACCTGTCTAGATCTTTCTTCTTTTGATTGTAGAAATCCTCGTCCATAGCGGATACTGACTTGCCATATGGATCACCTATCTTCTTTCGAGAGAAGTTGATAGCAGTCTTAGTTTTATCTACTGGCTTCCATCCTGCATCCCACAGAACATCTATCCTGTCCTTTGCAGATCCTGGCTTGAACTCTATCCAATCAAAACAAACTAGGTCATCATCCTCTACAGTTGTCATGGCATACTTTTGTTTAGCCTTTGTAACTGTAGCCATCTCACCACCATCTTTCTTGAGTCGATACTTGATACGATTAACCTCAGTAAGTTTGGGTGGGAAGTCTACCTGGAACTGCTCTTCCAGTGTACCCATCTTTGTCTTGACTGAGTTGAGAAGAAACTCTGCCTTTGGTTTATCAAAGAAGAAACCGTAGTGTTGTGTACGGACTAGCTCTATCTGTACATCGTGCTCTGTCCTCAGAGACTTACGCCAATCAGGACTCCAAATAATATCATTGAAATGACTGAACAAAGATTCTGTAACCTCGATGTCCTGATACCAGTAGTCAACCATTTCGATACTGAATTTATCAAACTCATGAAAGTCTCCTTTATGTTTGTTTAACCTGATACCCCAAGCCTGTAGGCTATGAGGAAACTTAGCACCCTTGGGTGTTTCGATATCGTAGTTCACCAACCTACTAATCAGGAGAGTGTCCACAATCTTTTTCGGATCTATCAATCTAGGTTGAAGAAGTTTGTTTATCATAGGCGCATCAAACTGCACAAAGTTGTGACCAACAATCATATCTGCTGACTCATACCACTTGATAGCTTCACGCCTAGCAACATCATCCTCGTGACAGTTATCAAACCTAGATATCTCACCAGTGTTAATATCCTTGCCACCACAGATCCAGAGTTTATCGCTGTCGTTAAGACCATTTGTTTCTATATCGCTGACAACAACCTTCATACGTTAAACACCACCTCTTCAAGAACAGTTGTCTCAGGATCGTAGAACACTGACCCTGCATTGCCTAACTTGGCAAAGGGCCTGTTCTTATCAACAATAAAATGGGTTGTGTTTCTCTCCACATCATCCTCTGACTCAGTATCTCTGTTGAGTTTTATACAGACGATAGCTTCCTCTTCAAGGGATGCTGCATACTTGGTGCGTCCATCATCGTTAACCTGTGATATAAATACAACACCTATATTTAATTCTTTAGCAAGCTGCGCCATTCGTGAACCAAGGGTTGTCAACGTACTGGTTGCTGCATCAACACCAGAGTTTGACAGATAAGCTAAACGTTGAACGTGATCTATAAAGATGTACTCTGCACCGTAGACTGTAGCTGCGAGTCTAACGTAGTCCAGGAGTTGCATTGGATCATCATGACTACGCATCTCAAAGATAACTGTGTTCTCACCACCTGCCATCTTCTGTGCTGCCTTGATTACCTGATCCTCACTGAACCCTGTAGCGACTGCATCCTCTTTGGTTCTGACATTCCATCCTAGTTCGTAAGTTGCCATTGCCCTGTAGGTTGTAGACTTCATCTCTTCCATATGTAAAAGGGCAAGCCTCGTGTTCTGTTTGAGTAGTCCTACCTCAAAGTATCTGACTAGCTCAGTCTTACCCTGACCTCTGAGTGCTTTGATAAATGTGAGTCCACCCTTCACTAGTCCTCTGATCTTATCATCAATACCAGTGTGCCCTGTCGGTACGTACTCATAAGGATTCTCAGTAGTGATAGCCTTCTCTACTTCCAAGTCTCCAACAAAGAAATTGTCTGGTGCAAATCTCTGTGGCTTGAGTGCTGCCCACTTGAGGTCTGACTCATCCCCTTCCATCAGGAACTCATTGGCATCCTTGTGCTTGGACATAGGCACATAGTAAAACTTCTCAGGCATCATGCTGTAGAGTTTCTGTGCCGCACCCTGACCTGCCTGATCTAGTTCACCTGCGTAGACCACCATTTCGAAAGCGTTGAGGTAGTCAAAGTTATCCTTGATAAACTTTTCTGACAGGGCTGCACTTGGCAGTGACTTTACTGGATAGGATTTACCTAAGACCTGATACAGACTTGCTGCATCAAACTCACCCTCAGTAATATAAATACGTTTACTAGATCCTGCATTAAACTCAGGACCAAATAGTTCTGTCAGTGACCCACGCTCTTTTGTCCAGAACTTCTTCTCGTGGTAGCCACGATACTTGACGTTATCCTTGTACTTGAAAGCGTAGCGCACTGGCTCACCACCTTCACCTACCTGTAACTGAATGTTGTAAAGTTTAGCTACGTCTTCATCTAGTCCTCTGATACCTTCGTATCTGCCTGAAATTACCTTGACGTTACGTAAGTCTACTTTGGGTGGCGGTGGTGGATAAGTTGCTTCTGCCCAGTCAAACTTTTTATCTGAGCTTGGGTAGCCTCTATTACAAGAGTGGCACTTCCCTACCTTTGTGACTAGGTTGTAGCTGAATGCATCTGAACTGGCACAATCCTCGAAAGGACATGGTTGATGTGTAATCTCATTGTTGCTGTTCACTGCTGCTGTCATTCTGTTGTTCCTTTTCTTTCGCTCTTTGTCGTTCTTCTTTGGTCATTGGCCTTATCTCTTTCGAGATTCCTTTCCTCCTGTCAATGTGCCATTCTTTTGCTTCATCCATATCTTTACCACATCGGGTTCATTAAGTCAAACTTGGTGTACCAATCAGTTCCTTCCAAGGCTAACCACATCAGTACTGGCACACCCAAGATAAAGAATGCACAGGTAATGAAAGCCCACCCCAATCCTTTTGTTGTACAGTACTTCTCAGTCATATCATTAGTGCAGTTTTTCGTCATTCTCTTCTTCCCTTGGGTAGTATACTAAAACATATGTGTCACAGTTAGGACAAGTTAGATTAGTCACCATGCTGTACTCCCCAAAGAGGGAAGTTTGATCTTTGTCAATGTCGTGATCACCACCCCAAGTTAATTCGTGCCCACAGTGCCAACAGTTCATTTGTAATCCTTCCTTGCTTTGGTTGGAAAGTTATCTTGATTCCACCCTTTGTTTATTTGTTCGGTTGCCCAAGCGTAGGTGATACCCCAGTATCGTGCTGCCTCTGCCATGTTAAGAAATGTTTTACCGTACAGTTTACACTTCCTTCCCTTTTGTTTGAAGGTAGGTTCATATCGAATACGAACATGACTTGGTACTTCTTTTGGCTGCATTACTGGTTTACCTCTACCTCTAGACAAGCCACTGTCTCTGACTTGTGTGTTATCATCTTAGCTGCTTTACTCAACTCAATCTGACACTCCTCCAGAGTGGCATACGATCCCAACTGATAGTGTTCAACAGACTGTGTACTGAACAACTGCATCCAAACTAATATGTACATCATGCTATTCACTCTCCAGACTTTTTAACTTTTGAGATAGGTCACTGTTCTTTACCAACATACTTACTGTTATCTTTGCTAGTTCCTCTTGAGAATATCTACTGCATAAATTTTTAACCAAATCTTCTCTACTAATATTCACTACATTCTTTTCTTTTAAAACATCGGATACCATAGTTCACCTCTATCTCTGTACTCTTCAACTTCTTTCAACAAGATCTTTAACTTGTCTGCTTTGTATTGTTCACCATCCCACTCAAGATCATCAATGTCTCTTTGCAGATCCTTGATGTAAGATTCTATGGCTACTACCTTTTCATCTTCATACTTTAAATGTCTCATCAGTGATATGTCCTTAAATCTTTTTCTTCCATCCAAGCCTTGAACTGTTGGGATGTAAGACCTTTCTCTTTCATGAACCATTGAAGGTCAACAACAGCATCAAGTAGTGTGTTGTTCTGTTCAATAATTAATTCAACAATATCTTTATCTCTTTTTTTAAGTCTATCCAGAAGATTATTGATTTCATCAACAGATAAAAATAACACCTCCTCTAGATCATTTTCATCATTATCCATACTGTTAGTCCCTTTCTTTTAGTTATACTTAAAGTATTATATCTTATATAAGAATAATAAATATTAGTATACTTTAGGTATAACCTTTAGTTATTAGTTGGCAACTGTTGTTTTAGTTTCAAGTGGGGCAAGTTGTCTCACCACCACAGAAGAAACAGAAAACCTAGCCAAGCCACGTTAACAATTATGGCTATCACTTCATATGTCTCTAGCATCTTTGTGTCCAGGCTTTGTTGCTTAAATTATTTTCTTCTGCCCAAGTAACGAACAGTCCTACTTCACGCCCATAGGCTTCAATCTCTGAGGGTTTATCCCAGTATGGTATGTTGTCCTCACTGTTCTGTGTTAGCTCTCCACACTCGTACTGTTTAACGTGTACCAGTTCGTGAGCCAGTGTCGTAAGCATATCTCTGAGCCTCAGAGACCTATCTATGTCTATCATGTATTCACCCTCTTCCATCTGAACACACCCACCTAGACTGTAACGCTGTCCTCGAAAGCATACCTCTATGTAAGGATCTATGTTGAACTTCTTTTTAAAGAACATAATCATACTTATGGCATACTTCTGTTGGCTCTTTGTACCACCCTCAATCATGATCCATTTATCGTAGCTCATTGTATGCTCTCTCCACTTCTTCAGCAGTAATAGGTACTAGGTCAGCATCACTGTCCTTTATCTCAACCCAGTCATAGATACTCTCGACTGATGGATGGTCTTGGTCATAGTCATCGTAGAGTCTAGGCTTCCAGTATCCGTTGTTCTTTTCTCTCTTTATCATGTAGTCAGCAGTATTGTAGCAATGCTCAAGGCTACAGTTTATAAACATCACTGACTGGTTCTTGTAGTTAAACATTCTGGTGTTCATAGTTTTACTCCTAACTTAATTAAATCAAATACTATTCTGTCTATCATATCGTACACTTCATCCCACTCCCAATACTGGTAGGTATCCAGAGCACACTCAGTAAACCATTCCTCTAGGTAGTCCTCATCAAATTCTCTCCAGTTGTCAGGTAATTCCTGAGTCAGAAAATGCCCTGACAACCTACCAAATAGTTTTTCGTATGTTTTGTCCTCCATACTTTTCTCCTTTTCTATTTCAATTCCAAAACTTGTTTTCATTTTTCCCTCTAATCTGTTTGATCTATTGCAATTAAATCGTATTCTGGAAACATATCTTTTACGTGCTGTTTGCTATAAGCCATTACATATAAGCACAAAGATGGTTTAAAATTAAACTCTACATAATATCTTTTCATTTTATCTCCAATCTGTGCTGTACTCTGCGTCTATTGGTGCAATCCCTGATACGTGTATGTCGTGCTCATCAAAGATCTTTTGGTGACGTGTGATCGCGTTGTCTTTACTCCAACAGATCTCCCAGTGATCAGTCAGGTATACTGGACTATCTGGATCTCCCCACTCTTGGTCAGGTGTACCAGTTTTATTTCTGACTGTGTAGAATACCACCCACAAGTTACACTCATCATCTATTAATCCATCAAGCATTATGCTATCTCCCTATACTCATAATTATAATTGTACTCAGCATCTAGATACGCCCACTCCATCTCATAGGCATGATCCCAATTAGTATAACATCCATCGTCCATCTCTGCTTTAGCCCTGAGTTTAGCCCAATGATCTAGGCTAGGCTCATGGTTGAGAGGTAGCTCCTCTTGAAAGTATACTTCATACATTTTATTCATCCTTCTCTGGTTTATGAAACCATGCTTCTTCATCATCAGGAAGAACGTATGGACGCCAGTGATTAGGGCTACCGTCCTCGCCTATACGTGGTCTGAAATCAAACATGTTCTTCAATGTGTATGACATCTCTTCTAACTTACGTACCTTACTAAGGTCAGTATCAAACATCTCTTTAAAATCATCACATATAGCATCCATAATTTGATACACTTCAAGTAGTTCTTCTACCTCACTGCGAGTTAGCTTTGTCTTTAATTTTACTTCTTTATTTTTCATTTTGTAATTCCTTTTCATCTATGTAAGACCAATATTGATCCCACGTTAATACACCTTCACTTGTTTCTACTTCCATTGGGTATGCTCCAAAGTGTTCCCAGTGATCACGCACAAAGTCTATAATCTGTTCTTTCATTTTATTAACTCCTTTTGTTTTTCTAATCCTCGCTCTAGCATTTTGATTGCTTCATGTTTATCTCCACGCTTGAGCGTTTCGTATGCCCAGGACACCCAACCATAAGCTTCTGGGTCTATCTGTTCTGGGTCAGGTGCTACCACCACTGGCTGTTGTTGCTCAGTCTGTGTAGCCCCTACCTTGTTCTCATTTAAGAACTCGATAAGGTAAACCTTAGACACTGGTACGTCTACTTGCTTCCAGTCTCTGGGGAAGTATCTCTGAGCGTCACGCTGAGTACCAACCCACTGTCCTTTACTTGATGTATAGAGTATCATCTCAAGTTATCCTCTGGTTCAAAGTCTAGTTCCATCTGATCGTCTAGCTTGTAGCTGCTTACTGTCTCTGAGACATTGTGCCAACTTGCTAAGTTCATCCGACTACCCAGTATACCTACGATCAATTGATCTAGTTCTACATCGTCATAGTCTGAGTAAATTAAATCTTTATACATCTCTTGCATTCTAGGTGTCATAGTTATCCATCCTCATTCTAACGTCTAGTCTCCAGTTAAATCCTGTTAATGTTTTAGGTGTTGCAATCCCAACATCCAAGATGTGTTTTTTAATTGCGTCATGAATTGTGTCTATTTCATCACACTCCAGATCCTCTGCCTCGACTGTAATATCTTTATATCTCATGACTGAACCTCATACTCGAACCACTGTCTAGCTTGTGCATCAGTGAGTTTGTATTCATTCCCAGACATAGACAAAAGATCCTTTACAATCCAAGGCATTTTCCTTGCTTTAGTTTTGTAGCCTACTAGCTGCATACGATACCTGACTGACCTATGGTCTGTGTATTCGTGTACTTTAGATGTATCTAATCTAGCTAGGATAGCCATTTTCTTTAGATCTTTTTCTTCTTTAGTCTCTGCTCCATCAAGTAATACTTTTACTTTGAATGTAGCCTCACCACCACTGTAGGTGCAGCTATCAACACTGATCTTATCAATCGGTATATCAATTGTCTCCTCAAATGGATGCGCTAATAGTAAACTCTGCATTTCAGCACGTAATGTTCTTAGTTGTTCTTTTGTAAAATTTGTCATGTTAAAAACCTTTTCTTTACTTCAATTGTTATACCCTTCATCCTTAGATACTTGCCAACAAGTCTATCCAATTCTGATTTGTCTTTTGTAGAGTGGTAAGCGAAACACTCACCACCCTTTTTGCTGATGTGAATAACGTACTCCACTAGTCTAGCCTACTTCCTGCGTAAGCCTCGAAGCCCACACTTTCTAGAACTTTAGCGGCTGCTCTAGCTCCTGCCTCTTTGCAGTCTATGTTCTGAAAGTATGACTTGCTAGGATTCCATAGGCTGAATGTTTTACCAGTGTAGTCTAGCTCGAACCCTAGCTCTCTTATTACTTTGCGTTCTGCTTTACCATCCTTAGTATTACCCTTAAACTTAGGATAAATATTTACCCAAGCGAACCCACAAGCAAAGGCATCCTCACCCTTCAGTACATCTCTGATGTAGGTGTCTGTCGCATCAGTAGCTGCGTCAAGCATCTGGGTTTTTAATTCAGTAGTGTTGATTGTTTTTATTGTATCTATGTAACTCATTTTTCTAATCCTTCTTTTGCTAATATTCTCAATACATAGTGTAGTGGTTGCTCACCTAGCGTAATTACTTTTTGTTTGCTTTCACTGTAGCGTTTAGCTTTTGCCATTGCTGCAATGTCGCTAGGTATTTTGCGAGTAGCTAGGACATTTTCCATAGCTAGTATTTGGTTAAGTGTTACTGTCATTTTTATTCTCCTTGTTAACTGTAAGTTCTATTGTATCTGTTGAATCTCTCTCTAATCCTAATTGCTCTAACCATTCATCAAAAAGAAATGGATGAAGATCAGTGTTAATATCATCACGATTTATAATTATAGTTGTTTTCATTTTATCCTTTTTTGTTTGTTCTATCCCTTCAATATCAGATAGAATTTTTATTTTAAATACACCTCATGAACTTGGTTATATTGTGTGTCTTTTATGTCACGCTCATATTCGACATAGTAAGTTACACTGTCAAACCTTGGCGCATATGCCCCTCCAAAGATAGCACTATCTAGCTCTGCCCTAGTAGGTGCATTTATAAAATGTCGCTCACCGTTTTTGTAGAATAGCGCCCAATGTTTTAATATTTTCTTAGTCATTCTTTTACCTTCCATTGTATGCTTCAACAGCGTTTAAAAATTTTGCGTTTGTTCTTTGTGGTGAGCCTTGCCAGTGTGTGACCCAGATTGAGTTGTCATTCAGTAGACCAACATATCTACAGCGTTTGCCCTCAGTTCCACAGCGTAGCCATTGCCCTCGTTGTAACTTTATTTGTCCAGTCTCAATAGCTTTCTTAATGCTGTGATCCCAGACGTTAAGAGTTGTCATATATTGCATTTTAAATTTCCCCTCTTGGTGGTTTACCTTCTAAATATTCAATATCAAATTCACTGGGAATTATCCTGTAATTTTTTACATACCTACCCTCTAATTCTTTAAGAGGTTTTAACCTATCAAGTAATTCATAATAGCCATTATAGGTAAACCTTGCCCATACTGTGGGCACAGTTTGCCAGTATTCGCTAGATGATACATTTGGTTTTACTTCAAATTTATCGTACACAATGCACCAAGATTTAAATTGTTTATTCATCGTTTAATATCCCTTCCAAAATATTATTTACTTCGCATATTCTTTTCACTGCTTCATATCTTTGTTGTTCGCTGTTGAACATGCTACTAGCTGAGACTTCAAGAGCGTTCATGTAATCGCTCAATTGATAGAGTTTTTTCTTATGGTATACCAAGTTATCCATTGTCATTCCCCTGTTGATTTATTTGACGCATCAATTCGTCAATCCTAGCTATAATTGGCGCATTCTTTTTTCTGTGAGCTATCTCTTTTATTTTCTCAAGCATTTGTTCACGCTCTTGCCAAGTTCCAAAAATAGTCCCCTTTTCCTCATCAATAATCATTTTATTTATCCCTTATCTCTTATCTTGATTAGTGCATCAATTAACGTGTTTAGATCCTCATTAAATACTATGACTTCCTCACCGTCAAAAACCTCTTGGCATACTACAGCGTCAAATATGCCATAGTGTTGTGCTATAGATATTTGTTTATTCTTATGATTAAGCTTTATGTTATTGAATTTTATATTGTTATTCATTTTTTTATCCCTTCAAAAGTAATTCTTTTAATTCAGTTATAGACCACATGCTCATTCTGGATAACTCAGCAAGTGTTATATCCCAATTGCTATCAAATTCGGCTATCACGTCCTCAATTTCCCAACGCTTTTTTATGCCACATGCTGCACCATGTTCTGTATTTTTTAAATCGTTATTCATTTTATCACCTCTTTATTAATGTAATGGATAGCTAATATTCGCTACCTCTTTTGACCAACAAGCACGACAATCACCGCAATGCCCAAAATCTTGCTCTTTCTTTTCTGGTCTACTCATAGCTTTGAACGTCTCTAGATCTACAACAATATTATCTTTATTTGTTCTATAAGCTAAACACTCTTTACCATGTATAGGCTTTTTATGGTTTACGGTGCTTGTGTTTACATGACCTTTTATAGGTGCATCATCAACCATAGTTGAGCTTACTCTTATCACTAAATTATCTGGTTCTAGTCCATGCCTCTTGCGATATGTTTGCACAATCTTAGCTTCCCTAGTTGGTAACCAGTGTTTTATTTCTGGAGTTTCTAGGCAACACAAAACAATTGCATGTAACATTTCAACACTTTGCAAGTCTCCACTATCGAACCACCTATGAAAGTTTACACCTAGCTTGTTACACCCTCTTTTAATTTGAAATGCCATTTGTTTTGCCCACAATTTAGGGTTGGTTGATATTAGCTTTTCAGCCTTAAATAAGTTGTTAGTCCAACCTTGATCAACACTAGGTCTTAACCTTTGTATTTTAAGAGCGTAACACTTTGAGCAAGTAGAGCCTTCAATTTTTGCAAGCTTAGAGCCTACTTTGCAATG